AAGGTAATGCTAGTGCTTATGTGCATCCAGATCCGGTTTGGTTGCGCGCACTGTATTATGAGGAGCATGGCATGGCAATGTCATGGGACATGCAGCAGAGGGGGGATAGCCACGTAGTTACGTTTATAGAGTGTGAGCCAGGGCTTGCAGCTGTAACACGTGGTAAAACGATTAGCGGCGCACTTATGGACCATACCTTCTATGGTGAACTCACGGGTTCCACAGAAGAGAAACATGGTTTAATCAAGTGCGGTTATGAGGCTGCTCTAATAAGGGAGAGCAGATTTATTAGTTGCGGGCCTTTGATGATGTTGCAATCTAACGACAAGCAGGTGGTAATCCCTAAGGGGGTTATCGATAAAGTAGCTGCTGAGCTCGTTGGAAGAGCACGCACAAAGGACCTGTATCAGGAGTGTGTCAACCGAACGCGGAAACACCTAAGTGATAAGAAATTAGAGATGCCAGAACACGTCAGAAGCGAGTGTGTTGTCGTCGTTAGCGCTATGGCGTTCACACGATATACCGCGCTTGAAGCTGGTGTGTTAGACTATATGCTTAGAACTAACAAAGGAATTTTCGCTCGACTAGCATCGCTACTCAGCTTTGAAACACCGCCATCATATTGTTGTTTCTGTCCAGGAGAAGGTCAAGAGGACCCAGTGGATAGGTACAACAATGCCAATGGCGCGTCGTCGATAAGATCGAGTGCGTACGTCAACCCAGGTAGATCGTACGTGCGTGTTGAGGTGGATCGTGAATTCGAACCACTAAGAAACAAAGCAGTGATAAAAGACGCGTTTGACACAAAGCAACCACGCAAAGGACGCACACACCAGATAGGTTTGGGATTTTCAGACCATATTCCGGTTGTGCCAGAGAACACAAAAGAGCACGAACATATAGCAATAGCCAATAGGATATGTAAGACTATCGAAAAAGAAGATATCGCTCAGTGGAGGAAACTTTGGCAGTGGTTGGACTCCAGTTCAAAAGTTCCAACATCATTGAAGAAAATTAGTAGAGACGGCCCCGTAGAGCCATTAGAATTTGATGATTGGAACTCTGGATTCCCTCCTGGACGGCAGAAGGAGCACGTGAGGGCACGTGACGAGATTGGATCTCAGGGGTTGGACGATGGTGATTTTGTCCGTAAAATGTTCACGAAGATTGAAAAGTACAACAAGTCGACGATAGACGGTACAGAAGATTTCGACGTTCGAGCAATACAGGCGGCCACCCATAAGGCCAATGTTGCGGCAGGTCCCTGGTTCGGTAGTTACAATAAAAGATTGAAAAAGGCTTGGAACTATCAGAATAGGGTTTGTTATGCTTCGGGCATGACTGCAGAACAATTAGGCGATTGGTGTGTGAAGTCGATAAATGACATGGGAGGCGAAGGAGAGGTATCCTTCGTGGAGTGTGACATGTCTAGATTCGATTGCACGCAGCAGAGAGGTAGCTACACCACAGAGAAAATCATATACAAAACAGCAGGTATAGAACATTGTGAAGATGCATATAGGACTTTTAAGGCACAAAAGTATACTAGTGGAACTTCACGTTTTGGTCTAAAATACCAGGTTGAATTTGGTAAGAAATCAGGAGATCCAAATACGTCATGTGGAAACAGTTTGTTGACAGGCACAACTTGTGCTTTCATTTTAGAAGTAGTTCTAAAGATAATGGAGTACAGAGTCATAGTGCTGGGTGACGACATGTTTCTGATTGTGCGCAGTTCTCTATTGCGACCAAACTTTTCCAAAGTTTACGCAGACGAAATTCGAAAGTTCGGGTTTGTACCTAAGATGAAGGTTACAACAATACTCGCTCAAGCCGAATTTTGTTCTGGTCTATTTTGGCCCGTTGAGGGTGGAAAAAGAGTTTTGGGAGCTAAGATAGGCAGATTGGCCCCGAAGATGGGTTTTGCAACAAAACTGCTTAGAGACATAGACGTAATAGGTACCTATAAAGGGTATCAGCACAATTACAACCACGTGCCGATTTTGCGCGTACTAGCCAAGTACGGTAATCGGGACACCGATAAAACTCCGGTTGTTGACGACAGGTTTAAAATACTTAACAAGTACAAGATAAACTCTGAACGGCAACACGACGTTTGTGAAGAAACAGCAAATTTCTTCATGGAACGATATGGAGTTGACTACGAGGCCGTAGAATGGCAAATTAGAGCGCACACTAACTCAGGACGGGCAAAGCTACTCCCATCAGGGATGCTAGACTTTTGCTTCTTGCTTGACAACTAGGGCGGGAGAAAATAATCCTTACTAGTTGGCGCCGGGTGCATGTAAATTTCAGCTGATAACTGAAACCCTTCATGCTGAAACAATCACTTCCGAAAATGTACAGGTATTGTGGACCATGGTGGTCCGATGGACGATACCAACTCTCGGTTGAGAACGGTGATGAACCATACAATGAGCTCGATGGATGCTGCAAAGCACATGACAACGGCTGGTATGGAATCACAAACTACGGATACGACCCCAATGATGTCGACTTGCAATTCGAGCAATGTGCAGACAAGCATGGTACAATAGGTAAAGCCATGGCATTAGCAGTTAAAACGCAACGCAATATAAGGACAATTTTCACCAGGCCGGCAGGTGAAAATATGGTAAAGAACAATGTCAATTTGCGCGGAGCAGCGAAGAAAGTTGTCAAGACCAAACAGCAGTCCACGGACAAGTCTGTTAATTTTGGCACCACTCAACTTTCTGCACCAGCGGCAATTAGCTCAGTTCTTACAAGTCAACCAACACGCACGAAGACAACTTCGCGCGGAATCTTGGTTACAGGCAAAGAATTCATTGGTACAGTCGAAGGACAAGGCGTTAGCACTTTTGGCGTTGGCAAATCAGCATTGATCTCCCCAGCATTTTTCTACGGAGGAATATTGGGTAATCTTGCTCGATGCTACAGCAAATACGTGTTTAAACGCATATTGATCCACTACATCCCCAAAGTTAGCACTAATCTAAGTGGTCAGGTAGTAATTTGCTCCAGTAGTAACGTCACAATGCCATGCCTTCGCCCTGAAAGTAATACTTTCCTTCAAAGGGCGTTGGTTTCTGGTAATGGCGTGATGGGTCCCATATGGGCCCCCCTACGGATGCAAATCAAAACCGACACAAAACCACGATATGTAAATGCATTCACAAATTCAGATATCGACGAAAACGTGTTCTGCGAGGTTCAGGTACTCACTCAGGTGGGGACGAGCCAGCAAACAGGGTTTCTGTGGATGGAATATGAATGCGAACTCATTGACAATGTGCTCGAACCTCACTCGATTGAGTTACCGATCGCTCAAGGACCAGGCAGCAGAGTGTCACTTATAGCAGTGACTACAACACCAACAGCAGGATCACCAGTCGTATTAGGAGATACAGCAGGAATTCTGACCACATCAGTTCCAGGAACAATTTAC